CACCTCCACATGCTTGGCAGTGCTTTAGGTGAAGGCGATGAACGCAGAGCCATTGATAATATTATGACAAGACTTAGAAGCTTAGTCGAAGAGACTGGTGCTGGTCTCATTCTAGTGTCACACCTCAGAAGAGTTGATGGTAACAAAGGCCATGAGAATGGTATTGAAGTATCATTATCTCACTTAAGAGGGTCTAATAGTATTGGACAACTCAGTGATTGTGTGATAGCATTAGAGAGAAACCAACAGTCCGATGATGCTGATGAGGCAAGGACAACTAGACTAAGAATACTTAAGTCTAGATATACTGGGGATGTAGGTATGGCAACTGCCTTAATGTATGACAAAGAAACAGGAAGATTGTCAGAGAGTTTTGATACAGAGTTTGAAGTATCTGAAACTCAAACACAGATTGCATTTTAATGGAACTAGTTTTTGACATAGAAACAGATGGGCTCTTGTGGCCAACTGAATTTAAGAACAAAGAAGGGGATTTAATCTCTCTCCCCTCTGCTTCAAAGATTTGGTGCATCGTTGCTATTGATGAAACTGACACAGTCCATACCTTTGACCCCTCTCAGATTGACGAGGGCATTGAGTTTTTAAAATCAGCTGATACTTTAGTTGGGCATAACATTATCGGCTTTGATATCCCTGCTATTAAGAGGATTAAGAATGTGGACTTACATTCACATACTAAAATCATCGACACCTTGACCCTTTCAAGATTGCTACATCCTACTAGAGAGGGTGGACACAGTCTTGAAAAGTGGGGATGGAAACTCAACTGCCCTAAGTCAGACCAACCAGTCTTCACAGAATACAGTAAAGAGATGATGGATTATTGTATTCAAGATGTTAGATTAAACAAGAAAGTTTTAGAGAAACTAAGGAAAGATAGTGTCGGTTTCTCAAAAGAATCAGTAGAAATTGAGCATGATACAACTAAGATTCTAACTGAACAAGAGCTCCATGGTTTCTTGTTTGATGAAAGAAAAGCTATGGATTTACTGAGTTCTCTCAATCAAAGAAAGAAAGAAGTTGAAGATGAGGTTCATGCTACTTTTAAACCTAAGTGGATAGCTGTCAAAGAAGTAACTCCTAGATTAAAGAAGGATGGTACTTTAGCTAAGTCTGGTTTAACCAACATAGAGTACGAAGAAAGAGTAGCTACCAATGACACTACACCTTTCATGCGAAAAGAACTTAGAGAATTTAATCTTGGTTCCCGTCAACAGATAGGAGAATACTTAATAGACTTTGGATGGCAACCAAAAAGATTTACTCCTACTGGTCAACCAATCGTTGATGAAGGAACACTTAGTAAAATCTCACACATCAAAGAAGCTCAGCTCATTGCTGAGTATCTACTTATTCAAAAAAGAGTTGGACAGATTGAGTCTTGGGTTGATGCCTTGAAAGATGATAATCGTGTTCATGGTGCTGTCATGTCAACTGGTGCTATTACTGGTCGCATGGCTCACAGAAATCCAAACATGGCTCAAGTACCTGCAGTCTACAGTCCTTATGGTAAAGAGTGTAGGTCTTGTTGGACTGTACCTGAAGGCTATAAATTAGTGGGCATAGATGCTTCAGGTTTAGAACTTAGAATGTTAGCCCACTACATGTCAGATGAGGAGTACATCAATGAAATTATCAACGGAGACATTCACACAACTAATCAACAGTTTGCTGGCCTTAAATCAAGAGATGAGGCTAAGACATTCATCTATGCACTTATATACGGAGCAGGAGATGAGAAAATTGGAAGCATCATTAACGGAAATAGAGCAGATGGTAAGAGGTTGCGAGAACAGTTTCTTACTAGTTTACCAGCACTTAAATCTCTTAAGACTAGAGTTGAAAGAGCAGCTCAAAAAGGATTCCTCAAAGGGCTAGATGGTCGTAAGATATTCTTAAGACATCAACATGCAGCCCTCAATACTCTACTGCAAGGTGGAGGTGCAATAGTAATGAAAAAAGGTTTAAGTATATTGCATGATAGACTTAAAACATGTACTATTGATTTTAAGTTCGTTGCTAACATTCACGATGAATGGCAGATAGAAGCCAGAGAATGTCAAGCAAATCGGGTGGGACAACTAGCTGTTCAAAGTATTCGAGATGCCGGAGAATATTTTAAGATGCGTTGTCCTCTCGATGGTGAATTTAAAGTCGGAGGTAACTGGAGTGAAACCCACTAAAGATAACCGAAAGAAGTTTGATATAGACTTAGAGTTTGGAACCATAAGAGAAGACAAAGTTGCAGAGATGCTCTGTAACAAAAAGATTGAAGTCAAGTCTGAACGAGGTATGTGGATGAAGACTGGCAACATAGCGATTGAATATCAAAGCTATGGTAAACCATCTGGTATTGAAGCAACGGAATCAGACTACTGGTTTCATCATCTTTGTGTAGGTGATAAAGAGTACTGTACTTTAGTCTTTCACACCGATGTACTAAAAACTATAGTCAAAGAATTAGATACATTTAAAACCGTATCAGGTGGCGACCACAATGCTAGTAGAATGTATCTAGTCAATCTACAAAAGTTGTTTTCATCTGATGTAATAAAAGCTTTTAAGGAGCTAGAAGATGAGCAAGAAAAATAAAACATTAGACACACTAGTAGATGATATCTACAATACTATCGGAGTTCTTTCTGATGGTAAACCAATTAAAATCTCAAACAAACTATTAGAAGAACTAGGAGTTGACATAGCTGCTGCTGTCTCTGAATGGGCTACTCCTGTGCAAAGAAACAAAGCAACCACGCAGACTTTACGCATGTCTAACATTGGTAAGCCTGAAAGACAGTTATGGTATGATATGCATGAAGATAAAGATGCTGACTCTGAACTACATCCAACTACTTTAATTAAGTTCTTGTATGGTCACATCTTAGAAGTCTTGCTAATCTTCTTTGTTAAATTAGCAGGACACAAAGTAACTGCTGAGCAAAAGCAAGTTTCAGTCAAGGGCATCAAAGGCCACATGGATTGTAAGATTGATGGTGAAGTAGTAGATATCAAGACTGCTTCTGGTTATGCTTTTAAAAAGTTTAAAGAAGGCACACTAGCAGAGCAAGATAACTTTGGCTACATGGCTCAACTTGCTGGTTATGAACATGCTGAGAAAACATCTGAGGGAGGCTTCCTTGCTTTCAACAAAGAAACAGGAGAATTAGCCTTATTTAAACCCCAAGACCTTGACAAACCCAATATAACTTCTAAAATAGATAGAGTAAAAAAAATAATCAAGTCGGATTCTCCACCTGATTATTGCTTTGATGAAGTACCGGAAGGTAAATCTGGCAACATGAAGTTACCTCGAGAGTGTACTTTCTGTCCTTATAAATTTAAATGTCGAGCTAACTCCAATGATGGAGAGGGTCTTCGTGTCTTTAATTATGCCAAAGGACCTGTCTATTTTACTAAAGTAGTAAAAGAACCTAATGTAGAGGAGGTATTATGAGAGGTACTAAAGCTAAAAGATTAAGAAGACAAAGTGAGCTATTGCTTATTGAATGGTTGCAGACTATGGTTCCAGAAGGAGAGGATGCAACTAAGATAACACTAAAGAATTTACAGGATTTTTTACCAGAGCAAACTCATATCTATGCTAACAATAGATTAATGTTGAGTGCTTATTCATTACGATGGTTTTACAAGCAAGTAAAAAATAATCCTGATATTACTTTAGAAGATATAATGACATGAAGACAGAACTAGAAAAAGCAATTATTCAAATGGGACAGATACTACAAGAACCAAATGAATCAATAGATAATTTTGATGACGATACTTTAATTAATTTATCTAATGTTCTATTACTTGAAGTAGAAAATAGATATGGTAGGAGTGTACAATGAAATATAAATTCAACGAAGATAAGATTTTAAAAGACATCAAAAGCTACATTGATTCTACTTACGAACAACATTATGCCAGTGGTAAGTATCAAGCAACAGATATGATTATTGATGCTGGTCATGGTGAAAGTTTTAGTATTGGTAACATTATGAAGTATGCTATGCGATGTGGTAAGAAAGACGAAAAGAAAAAAGAACTAATGAAGATAGTACATTATGCCATCATAGCTTTGTACATAGAGGAGAATAATGGAAGATAAAGTAGGAACAAAAGAATACTTAGGTATTAAGATTAATTATGACAATGAAAAACTTTTAGATAAGTTTAGTCTCGACACTTTAAGAGACAGATATTTTACTGGAGAAGAAACACATGCACAAGAAGCATTCGCAAGAGCCTCCGTCTTCGGAGCCACCTTCAAGGGTGTTACTGATTTTGAACTTGCTCAAAGACTGTACAACTACAGTTCCCTATGTTGGTTCATGTTTAGCACTCCTATACTTAGTAACGGGGGAACCAAACGTGGGCTTCCTATTAGTTGTTTCCTCAATTATGTACCTGATAGCAGAGTTGGTCTCTCATCTCATTATGATGAAAACATTTGGCTGGCGAGTTCAGGTGGAGGCATTGGTGGATATTGGGGAGATGTTAGGAGCAACGGTGTTTCTACTGCTCACGGTAGTAAGTCTACTGGTTCAATCCCCTTTATGCATGTCGTAGATTCTCAGATGTTAGCCTTCAATCAAGGTGTTACTAGACGAGGAAGCTATGCAGCTTACATGGATATTAGCCATCCAGAGATTGAAGAGTTTATCAACATGAGAAAAGAATCTGGTGGTGATATCAATAGAAAATGTTTGAACTTACATAATGGAGTCAACATTACCAATGAGTTTTTACAAGCTGTTGAGAACGATGACGAGTGGCGATTGATTGACCCTAAATCTAACAAAGCTATTAAGACTATCAATGCTCGTGACTTATGGTGGCAACTATTAAATGCTCGGGCAGAAACAGGAGAGCCCTACATTGTCAACATAGATACTTGTAATGAAGCTTTACCGGAGAAACAAAAAGAACTTGGTTTAGAAATCAAACAAAGTAACTTATGTTCTGAGATTACTTTACCAACTAATGAAGAAAGAACAGCTGTCTGTTGTTTATCTTCAGTGAATCTTGAACACTTTGATGAGTGGTCTCAAGATGAAAACTTTATTAACGATTTAGTTACAATGCTAGACAATGTCTTACAGCATTTTATAGATAATGCTGTTGATACTACACACTTAGGAGAATATCATGCCAACTTTAAAAGATTTACAAAGCACATTAAGAAAGGTAAAGAAGGATTTACAAGAGCAGCTTACTCTGCTTATCGAGAAAGGTCGATTGGTTTGGGAGCAATGGGCTTCCATGCTTACCTCCAATCTAAACAAATTCCTTTTGAAAGTATCTTCGCTTCTGGATTCAACCATAACGCATTTAGCCACATTAAAACAAAAGCTGTGGAGGCTTCTGAAAGACTTGCTGAGTCACGGGGAGAAGCTCCTGATATCTCTGGTAGTGGGCTTAGGAATGCTCATCTTCTCGCTGTTGCTCCTAATGCCTCTTCTAGTATTATTTGTGCTGGGACATCTCCTTCGATTGAGCCTTTCAGGGCTAACGCTTATACACACAAAACTCTCTCAGGTAGCTACCAAGTTAGGAATAGATACTTAGAGAAAGTAATTAATAAAAAAGGTTTGTCTGTTGATGAAAAGAAAGAACTATGGAAGGACATCGCAGGTAGCGATGGTTCTATTCAACACTTAGATATTTTTACCGCAGACGAGAAAGAAATATTTAAGACAGCCAATGAGATAAATCAAATCTGGATTGTTGAACATGCTTATAAGAGACAAGAGTTTATCTGTCAATCACAGTCAGTAAACTTATTCTTTACTTTACCAAAGGCTACAGAGCCTCAAGAAGTTCACGATGAATACATGCAGTATGTCAATGATGTCCATTGGTATGGTGCTAACAAACTAAAATCCCTGTATTATTTTAGGTCAAATGCTGCAAGAAACGCAGAGAATGTTAATATAAAAATACCTCGTATCAAACTTGATGAGGGTTGTATAGCTTGTGAGGGGTAGTGGCAACTAGGTGGAACTCAGCTAAGTCTCATACCCCGATAACAGGAGTAAGAGGTAAGAAGACTTCTCAGGGTCAAGGTAACTTAGCAACAGCTACCATGAACAAACACAAGAAAAGAAGTTTTAAAAAATATAGAGGACAGGGAAGATGACAAAGTTTGAAAGCAAGAAACCAAAAGAAGGTAAGAAGTATCAAGTTTATTTTTCTGGTTATGAACATCCGTATGTCAAGTCAGGATATAAAGTAGTAAGAGTAGTCGAGAAAAGAAAGTTCGCCTACTTAAGTTTTTTTAATAAGAATATAAAAGTCCCTATGACTCTCTGGGAAGAGATGAGAAAAGGAGCAAAGGAGATAGAAGAAGATGTTTAGAAACAGAGTACTAAAAGCCTCAAAGCAATACTTTGAAGGTGCAATAGCAAAGCATGTCGCTAATGTAGAAGTTATGTTAGACAATACTGTAGGTGTTGGTGAGCATTCAGATATTATAGAGACTATAGAAAAGGAACTAGAAATGATTTCTAATTACCATGATAAGTTAGAAATGTTAAACAAATATTTTAAGGAGGCATAATGAGTTTACTAGGGACAAGAGAATACTACAAACCTTTTGATGATGCATGGATGTTTGACTACTATGTCTTACAAAATCAAATGCATTGGATGCCAGAATCTGTCCCACTACATACAGATGTTAAAGACTGGCAAGACTTATCAGAAGTTGAAAAGAATTTACTAACACAAATCTTTAGACTGTTTACTCAGTCAGATGTGGATGTAGCTTCTGGTTACATTGACAGATACATGAGAATATTTAGAAAGCCTGAAGCAAGAATGATGATGGCTTCGTTTGCTAATATGGAGTCAATCCATCAACATGCTTATAGCCTACTGTTAGATACTGTAGGAATGCCTGAGATTGAATATAAAGCCTTTGCTGAGTATGAGGAGATGTCAGACAAGCATGAATATATTAGTGACCTTAAAACATTAAGAAAAGACAAAAGAAGTATAGCTAAAACATTAGCAGTGTACTCAGCTTTTACTGAGGGACTACAACTGTTCTCAAGCTTTGCCATCTTATTAAACTTTCCAAGGTTCGGTAAGATGAAAGGTATGGGACAGATAGTTACTTACAGTATTAGAGATGAGTCAATGCATGTCGAAGCGATGACTAAACTATTCAGACAGTTTATTCAAGAGAATTTGGATATCTGGACTGATGAGTTCAAGAAAGAAATCTACGACATCTGTAGAGAAATGGTGATACTAGAAGATAAATTCCTAGACTTAGTATTTGAGATGGGAGATATCCAAGGCTTAACCAAAGAAGATATGTATAAGTACAACAGATACATAGCAGACAGAAGATTATTACAACTTGGACTAAAAACTAATTATGACCAGAGAGATAATCCTCTACCATGGCTTGATGAAGTTATGGGAGTTGAACATCAAAACTTCTTTGAAGGGCGAGCAACTTCATACATGAAAGCTGGACTTAGAGGTAGACAAGATAAAGTTACATTTAGTAGCTTGGAGAATATGAATGAGTCAGAAGGAAGCAAATCTAATTAGCTTTAAAGTTTTACTGACTAGAGACAACAAAGTAGTGACTGAATTAAGTATGTTACCAGAAGAAGAAGTGAGAAAAGTCTTTCCACCTAATGAAAGAGAAGTCATTTGTTCAATCATTAGAAATGGTAAGAACAAACTTGAACCACTACATAAGTATCTAGAAAAAGAAATTAATGCTTTAAAATATTAACCGTATAGATATTGACGGGTTTTTCTTTACCCTTTACCAGAATACTTTCTAAAGGTATGAGGTCAAAGGAGGAACCCTTCTTTGT